CATTTTCACTGATAAGATAATATATTCCGGGACGATTTGTATTTGATATTTTCTTTGCTTCGGCTAACAACGGACGAGGAATAACATATGTTGTCATTGTCGAAAGATGTCTACGAATTGAACGTATTCCATCCGGCTGTCCGTTGTAATATATCGTCTCAAGTTTCTTACTTATAGCCATAAAAAAACCTCTCAATTCCTATGATTTATCGGAAGTTATCTTGCAATTTAGCCAAGCATCTTCGATAGCACCATATTAAATATTATTACGATCACAAAATAATTTGATCTTTTTCATTGCAGAAAGATTAGGCACTACTTTGCTCTTCGCAGCTGTCAAATCAATCTCATCCATCTCAAGCTCTACATCGATATGTTGGTCTCAATGAAGTTTGGATAATAAACATACCGTCTCCACATGCCCCGTATCTTTAAACCGTTTTCTGTTTCATATTTTATTATGCTATAATGTCCCCACAAGTGACGTAAAATAGCCATCCGTTAGGAATCTGCTTTTTATATAAGACTTTATTATTCTTACAAAAATCATATAAGAACTTATAGACGGTAGGCAAACGGTAGACATTGCCTACCGCGCACAGATAGCCCGGTTATACATACGGGCTATTTTTTCTCTGTATTATATTCTTCAAAGAAAGCATTCACATTAACCAAGGCTTTTTCATAATCAGCTCCTGGGACTTGTTCATCAATTAACTCTTTTATAGTCAAATTTCTCTCCGTAATATTTATAGAAATGTCAACTTTCTTGGTCAATTTACCGCCGGATAATTGATTTATGACCATCGCTATAATTGCCATTTCGTTCGGTCCGGCTTTTTTTAACAAATTATAAAACTCCTCAGCGTCCTTTAGATCTTCGCTTATCCTTCGCTGCACCTCACTCTTAAGTGCCTCATTGTTTTTAAATTCTATCTTTTCTTTTTTTATTCGCTCATATTGTGTTTGTTCAGCACTCAATGAAATCGCTTTACTTAATAACTTTATCTGATTTTCCTCGCTTAATTCACTATAGATCTTTACCAGTCGTTTTATCTTTGCAGGATCAATATTCAAAATTACACCCCCTCACTTCTTATTCATTTATTATAACACAAGACTTGGAAACAAAAAAAGGCCGGGAGAAATCCCGGCCTCTCATGCGGTTATGCTGCAATCCTTGCACTGTTGTTCTGCCTGATAAACTCCCTGATCTGATCGTATCCCCAGCCGCAGTCAACCAAGCCGCTCACCAAACACTCCATAGATTGCACAGCTCTCAGGTCCTCCTCTGACAAGTAATCCCTAAGATTCTCCTTTTTATCTATTCCATACTTTTCGCGAAGTTGTTTTGCATTCATCCCGAATAGTACCTTGTAAATACAATTCGTGTATGCGGAATAGGCATGACCATGCATTCTTTCATTTTCTGTAGACTGCTGTAATGCCTTTGTGAGAGACTGCCGAACCGCGATACCTTTTTCCCTTTCGATTAGTTTTCCCTGTAAAGTACGTTCCATTGCATTGAACTGTTTTATGTACGCTTCTTTGAATTTCATTGCTTTCTCGCCTGTATATCCCATGGCAAGCATTGTAAAGCCATCACGTGTTACATAATACATTGGATAACTTCTCTTGTTGTTTTCAGACGAATATTTAGAGAACGCAAAATTGCGTTCTCTAAATTCCTGACTACAACCAAGCGCATCTATATCTCTTAATACATCGGCATGACGCTTGTTAAATGTTTCCGCTACATCGAGGCTGCTTACAACAGTTACTTCTGATTTATTGATTCTTTTGACTTCAACTAACATGACATCAATCCTTTCTGTTGACTATCGTTATTGTTCTATTATTAGTATGTGTTTTCACCGACAGATAAAAAATAAGCATACTGGAGTATTCCAGATGCCTATTCTACTTCTTTCTATTCTTATACAGTGCATTACAGGTCTTCTTCCCTGCATAGCTGCCTTTCTTCCACCCAAGCTGTTTCCAGTATCTTTCCAGCTTTTTCTGTGTTGCTGGTCCCCAATCTCCGTCTACTGCAATGTCTGTACCAGATGCCAGAGAATTTAGTTTTCCCTGCATCCACCGTATTGCATTTTTAGAGGAGGTCTTTTTTACGGTCGTGTATTTTACAGCCTGGACACCGATCGCCTTTTTAAAATTGTTCCATTCCTTGTTATCTGCTCCGACCCAAGGCGCCGGGCAGTCTTTTCCGTTCACATCCCAATGCCGAATAACACGGGATGCCGGAACACCGTACTTCTTCATGAGAAATTTTACGAGTTCGATTGTCTGTTCCCGAACATTCGCCGGAACTTTCCCAACGCTGTTGCACATTTCTACAGACAAGCTGTTTGCATTTGTACATTTTTTGTAATAGTTCCCAGCAGCTCCGGCAGTAGAATAACAACCACCTACCGCCCATGCTACCCGATTGACTGCTACAGACTTATAGACGTACTTTCCGCCGTCTACAAAATAGTGTGCAGAGGCATGCCGGTTTGCTACCTGGAAGTATTTGCAGTTGTTAAGTGCTGTATCTCCACTATTCCCGGTGTAATGCACCACGATGTAATCTATATCCTTTGTGCTTCTTGTCCCGCCGTAGTTGCTTTTGTGGGCAAACTTCTTTCTAAATTTCAATCCCATTTGCTACTCCTTCCTAAAAAAAGAGAGCGATTACTCGCCCTCTGATCCTTCTATAATTCTTGTGAACGCCTGGTGTAATCCGGTGCTTGCCAAGCCTGTTACGGCACCGTAGACTACATTATCCAGGGTAAGGCCACTCCCTGCCACGCAAGATATAAATGCGCCTGCTACCGCAAGAATCATTGGTATGTATTTGTTTGGAATCATGTCCAGCGACTTTTTGATTATGTATCCAATTACAAGACAAGCTACTAAAACAATAGGTACAAAATGGTCAAAAACAAAATCTAAATTCATTATTCTCCTTCTTTCTGCCTGATCTCCAGGCTTGTAATTCTAATTTCATGGTTGTCGATGGCATCATCCTGTTTTTCGTTATGCTGCCAAATGCGTTCCCTAGCTCGATGATTTTTTAATTCCATTTCATCAAAGTCCTTTCCGAGAACGTCTATTTTACTGATCAGCTTCGTGATTGTCGTATTAAGCTTTAATAGCGGTGTAACAATCGCTATAACAAAGCTTGCCAGTGCAACAATCACTAGAAAGACTCCCCACTCTGTCACTTTTCTCTCCCTTCCTAATTTTTGTAAAAGAAAAAGACCGTTTCCGGTCCTGCCCGTATTTCCATGTATATTCTCCTGATGCGAAATCGCAACTAAAAAAGGACCATGGGTCCTTAACTAAATTCTGAGTTAGTTAATTAAAATATAAAATAGCATACTGAATAGTAATATTGTTTACCGCAGCCTGAGGCAAAATCTGGATAGATCCGCTCTGATAACGCAACTGCAATACTACGTTTGTATTACTCCATGCCGCGATCACCGCAAGTGGCGTTTTTCCTATTGCTGGGGCATCAATCCATGTATTCCATGTCCCTGCTATCAGCGGGGTTGAGACGGTCCCCGATCCTGTGTAACAACCTATTGTAGATGGTTTTAACGTATCTAAAGCCGAATTTAGTTCAGTAATGGCTCCGACCACTTCTTTCGATGTCGTCGTTAAATCTGCCGGATTTCCAATGTCCTGCTCCAGTTGTGTAATAGAGTCGTAATTTGCGTTTATCGCCGCAACGGCACTCTTTTTATCCGGAGTCTTAAGAGATGTCAAATCTCCTATCTTTTCAACAATATCCAAAATCCAGCGCTTGAATCTACCAAACAGGTTTGCGATAGAATCCCCAGATTGGGGTTCTTGATATACCTCCGGAACTGTAAAATTGATTGTGCTATTTCCATCTACAATGCCTTCTGGTCCTGGAGGCCCCTGTGGACCAACTTCTCCGGTTTCCCCTTTTGGCCCAGTCTCCCCAGTCGCTCCTACGACCTTTCCTAAATCTATCTCTGCCATACTTTTTTACCTCCTAAATTGTTAAAATTAAATGGCCGGCTTCGTTGATTTTCATATCCGGTGGAGTTGTCCCGTCGGGGTATATCAGGTATAAATGTCCTTCCCGGATTTCAAATCCGTATTGCCCCTCCATTGTCGTTACGATACCGTTTGTCCCTGGTTCACCCTGTGGTCCCGGCGGACCAGTAAACTCTCCTGCATCTTTCCGGCTTACAAGATCTTCCGCCACTGCATTTGCATTGTTTGCCGCAGACTCCGCAAGTGTAGATTTTTCTACTGCTTTTTGTGCAGATGAATTTGCATGTTCTGCCGCTGATTCTGCATCCGCAACAGCTTTCTTTACGTCCGCCGTAAGCGTTGCCACCACTTCTCCGGTATGAGCGTCTATAATTTCGACCACATCTTCTGAGAAAACAAGCTGCTTTGTCTCCCCCGGAGTAAAGCAAAAGTGTAACTCCCCCGTATCCAGCGATGCAGCAAATTCCGCCGGCAACAACTTGTTTGGGTCCAGCTTAATCACCGGTCCTCTCCTGATCTGAATAGCCATTTTATTTTCTACCTCCATTCCTCTACGACATATATCCGGTCACATTTAGTACAGCCATGACCGCACCAGATTTTTGTAGGCACCCCATTTGTGTCGTAGGGATGCTGTCCGCAGACATGATTAAAAATCTGTTATACTTATTTACCTCAATCCGGTCCTTTATATTAATGCTGCGTTTTATCTCTGTCCGATGAGATTGTGCAGTTGGTAGACTTGCAGTGAATCCATTCGCTCCGAAGGCTCCTGAAATCTCCTCAAGGTCATCATCGCTAGGTTCTGCCTGCCCACCAGCATAGGCTGCCCAATAGTAGTTTTCCGGATTTTCAACTTTATAGAGTCTTACATTGCGGGCGTACCCAACAAAATTACTGCCGATCAGAGGCGCATGAGTCAACGTAACATACGCCTCCGTGATTACAAACCCCGGCGGGATGTAAACGTCAATGGTATTTTTAGTTCGTACATTCGGCTCGAGAAAAAATCCCAAGAGATTCATCCCGGGGTTTCCGCTATCCCCAGTGTTTGCGAAGGAAAATGTGCTCAAGACCCCATTTCCGCCGATCAACTTGGCCCCGTTTTGGAGGGTAATCCCGTCCTTTCCGAGTCTAACGAGGGTGTTTCCCGCCGCATCCTTCACATTGAGGGTCCCGTCTGTGTTATCCTGACCGCCGACAGTGATCCAGTCTGCATTGATCCCAACCGCGGATAAGATATTTAAAACGGCATTCCCATCCTTCGTGATACCGGACGTGTAGGTTTCCCCTCCATCTAGGCTGACTGCGAATCCTTCTAGCGTCATCTTCCAGATCACTGTAGACTTTTCCAGTTCAGAGCTATCGTGCATGTAATAGATTGTACCTCCGGCCGAATCAACCTCCTTCGTCTGATAAAGTCCCATGGCGTTTGCCATCAGGTTATTTAATTTTCGGATTTGCACATCATAATTACTAACCTCCTCCTTGGCTTTCTCCTTCATTTTTTGTACTAGTTTTGCGGATGTATCAAATCTTGTTGAATTGTTCTCACTCTGAGATTCTGCCGGTGCTACGATCGTCATATCCCCTCCGACGGTGTAGGAAAGCTCCTCTATTATAGTAGGATACGAATTTCCATTCCGGTCCGTTACAATCGCTACATCCCCGGCTTCGATACTCGGATTGGGGAAACAGGTTATATTCAAAGGGCGGTATTTTAACCCGATAAGACCATTTCCTATCAGGGATACAGCCTTTTCCCCGTCGTTCACCAATACATTATTTTCTATTCGGATCACGTACCCTTCTTTTCCGTAGCTGAATGTTATGTCCTCGCTGTCTTCTCCTCCATCCTCGGTAACCTTTGTTATTGTCGCTGATAGCTCCACCCCTGTAATTAAAATATCATCGGTTTCAATCGTGGCATTCACCAGGTTGTATATACTATGGTAATTGTCGAACCTCTCAAAATTTCCTCCGTCAATTCGCTTTCCTTGATAGTGTATGAAGTCCCCTCCATCCAGCTTATCACCGTCTGCGTATTTCTTTGTCCCATCATCCGTTAAGTTAAAGCTGCCCCCGTCATAATCCTTTTCAAAGATTCCAACCGGATACCATTTTAGTTCCAGGGCCCCTGCATAATTTATCCGGGCAAAACAAACGGACAGTTGAGCTGCGCTAGAGATCACCTCACGAAACGTGATATTATCGTCGTTCGGGCGTTTCGTAATCGTATAATCGCTGTTTGCAAAATTTGTACTTTGCAAAGGGACCCCGCAAACCTGGCAGGCATCAAGTATAATCTCCCGCAGCGTAGCGGGATAAACAAGGTGGCTGTGAACATAACTTTTGTCAAAGAGGGTCATTTTGTCGAGTGCCTCAATTGTGATTACGTTCTCGCTTGCTTTCGCGGTATCCGTTGTATAGACCCCTTTTTGAATCCACTCCGTACTCTCTGTCTCATTCTCCAAGTCCTCGAGAACATACCCGACGAAGACTACAAACTCGGCACCAGTAAAATCGTACTCGTCAAATTTATGCTCGAAATTGTTGAGGATCAAGGTGCATTTGTTTATCACCGCACCTCCGACCTCAAAAGAGGAGGAGTCCCCCACGCTGTCGTCGATGGACAGGCCTCCCTCCATGAGATCGTCGTCAGTGATTTCCAATATAGCTCCTGACCTAAAGGTGACTTTTGCCTTTGCGGTCAGGTAGCCTTTTTCATAGATATTTTGTTTAAACCGGTCTGTTGTGATATTCATTTTCCACCTACACTTCTATAAAATCAAAGGCAATCCCGGATACATATGCCGTTAGCTTGCCTGCTACCTTCTTCACTGTCAAAAAACCGGTGCAAGACTTGTCTCCTGTGTAACATTTTCTCGTCATAAACTTGTTTTCCTTTAGGTCATAGAATGTTACATCCATATACACCGGATCAGCTGCGGCTTTTAAGAGTTTCGACGCATCTGACAAGGACAACGGCGGCCACTTGCATGAAATTTTTCGAGCCTGCGTCACCCTTTTTTTAATCATTCGTCCTTTCATCGTTCTTCCTGAGTCCTCACTAGAGATGTCATCCAACTCCCAGCCGTATCCCTCCAGGAGAGGGTCCGGCATGACAACTCCGTTGATTTTCAGAATACCTAATTCAGCCATTTTTTACTCTCCTTTCTACGTAAATCGGACGGTTGGATGTTTCCTTCTATCGAGTTTTCGTTGTCCTTTTAGATTTGCCTTCGCGATCTGCTCACTGTCGATATAGAATCCCATAGATGCCAAGGCGTCTATGAGACGGTCAACTTCGCGCCACAGAATCTCCTCCAGGTCCCTGCGAGTTAATGAACCGCCACTGTTTCCAAAGTGTCCGGCCAGCTCTCCCGCTACCCGGTTAATCCACTCTGTATTCTTTTCCAGAGGCACCACGGCTTCTTTTCCGGCTTCCCCCATCATTGCGAGAGTTGGCTGGTCGACAACACCACCTTTTGCCAGGTACGGGATCTGAGGTGTGCTAATAGTTGGCATCCACCCGAACGGTTTCTTTCCAAGGATGCTGACGCTTTTTATAGACCGTAAAGCAGAATTTATTCCATTAAACGGAATTGATATTACCCGGTTAATTCCCCGTATCAGCGCATTTACAACACTCTTAAGACCATTCAAAATTCCGTCCTTAATCCCGGAAAAAACCTTCCCACCTTTCGAGAATACGTTTTTCACAGCCGTCCATGCTGCGGAGAATTTTCCCCGGAACCAGCCCGCGATATCACCAAATGCGCCCTTGATCCCCTTCCAGATCCCCTGAAAGAACCCTTTTACTCCTGAAAAAGCGCTCCTGATCTTCTGAACAGCTTGTGAAAATTTTGTTGAGAACCACGTTACGACATTCGCAAATGCATTCGTGATCCCAGACCATATGCCCTTAAAAAAAGCAGCTACCGAAGAAAAAGCAGTCTTTATTCCCGTAACAGCCAGGGTAAATTTTTGTTGAAACCACGTCCCGATGCCTGAAAATATAGACTGGATTCCTTCCCAGAGGCCAACAAAGAAGCCGCCGATCGCACTAATCGCAGTACCTATCGCGTTCTTAATCGCGTTCCAGACAACCAAAGCCACCGCCTTGATTTTGTCCCAGTTACGATATAAGAGGACTCCGACCGCGACTACAGCAGCTATTGCGGCCACAGCAATTCCTGCCGGACTGGCTAAAGCCCCAAAAACAGTGGGTATATATTTCAGGAGGCCTCCAGCCGCGGATATTGCCGGGGACAGAAACCTAAAAGCGTTTACCGCGGTCTTAACTACGCCCACACCTTTGCTGATAGCCGAGAAAACCCCGGTTGCAACTTTTACTGCTGCAAATGCCGCTGCTACGCTTCCCAGAACGGTTACTATTGTCTCCAATACAGGTTTGCCGCTTCCCATAAGCCAGTCAACTAAACCTGTCAACTTACCCAGTACCCAACCGACAGCATCCATGACTTTCGCCAGTGCAGGCGCAAGCACATTGATAAGCCCATTTGCAAACGGGGCAATAAAGTTGGTAAAAATAAATCCGGCCAGCTCAAGGATCTTCGCCCCGAGTGTTACAAAGCCAGTGAATAGGTGCTTCCCCCCGTTGTCCCATACCCAGATTAACTTTTCTGAGAGATTTTCCAGTACGCCTGAAATGGACTTAAGCACCCCCATAAAGGTATCTGCCACAGAGGGACCAATTTTACCCCATACTTCGTTAAGCGTGCTACCTACACGGTGCAGAAAAATAAGTACGTTATTAAAAGCATTAGCGATACTCTGTACGATCTGTGTGCCGATGCTGCCCTTATTCCATGCTGTTGCGAACGTGTTCGCTACATTTCCGATGAACTTTAGAATGTCCTGAATAATGAGCAGGATGTTTGTTAGGATCTTCGTTCCCGTTCCATTTGTCCAGACCTTTAAAAAGCTACTGCCGATCGACTTAATCAGGTTCCAGATCCCATTCAGCGCGAATTTCATTGCATTAATTGTATTCTGGCCCTCTTTCGCCCAGGCCTCCTGAAATGGTTTAAAAATTTGCGCCATCAGGGCCTTGAACTTTTTCACCCAGGGCATTACGGCCGCATCCACGGCGCTCATATTTGGAGGATCTACTAAGGTCGGGGCACCACCTCCCGATCCAGCTCCGCCTCCCGCCCCGGAATCTTTGTTATCTTCCTTCGGGTTTAGAGTGTTGAGCTCGTCGAATCCCATGATGGACCGGTTCGCTTTTTTAACCTTATCCGCAGCTTTCTTAACATCATTTCCCGCCTTCTTTGCGGATCCACCGTAGGCTCCCATGGCGTTCTTGGCTGCCACCAGGTTCTTTGTAGCACCAAGACTCTGCCTAAACGACTTCCCAAAAAGAGCATTTATGAAGCTCGCAATATACTGCGTTGCGGTCGCTACGGCGCTCATAAGCGCGTTAATCGCGGGGAGGATTGCCTGGTAGATCGGCATAAACGCAACCATCAGGTTTGTGCGGATTTGGTTCAGGGAATTGGAAAACTGAGCATTTGTCTGTAAGGACGTAAAAATGCCATTCGCCATCGCCTTAATCCCACCAATCACCATCGGGAAAATCATGCCCCATGTGACCATAGATCGGGCCATGATTTTCAGGCTACTTCCAGATGCATCGAACCCACTTTTTGCTTTCCGGGCTTCATTTCCAGAGGATGTAAACATCCCTTTGATCCGCTGCATTACGGATGATGTTCTCGTAGCTGCGGCGTTTGTCTGTCCGAGCTTCTGCCGAAGATCCCCCATCATTCGTGAGAGGATCCTTGTTTTATTTCCGGATGTATTTGCTGCATTTCCGACACCCGCCATTTTCTCGTCGAGTGCGGACAAACTAAAGCCCAACCGGTCAGATTTTCCGGTCAACTGTACGATCTTTGCCTCCGTTTTCAGGAGGTCTTCGTATATCTTGTTTTTGGCCTCCGGGTTGACCGCTTGGTCGTACCGTCTCTGAAACTCAGCCAACTTCTGTTGATTCATGCCGATCTGGCGGTTGATATTTTCCAGTTCCGCCTCCCAGTTTTGGGATTGAGCTATCATCTGATCCATGCTCATATTCGGGGGTGCCCTTGGAGCGCTTGGTGCCTTTACGGCATCACTCGGCTGTGGCACACTCCGCTCTGGCGCATCTACTTTGATCCGCGGTAGCCGGATGTTTCTAACCGCCTGCATCGCTTTTCCAATCGTAGATTTAATGTTGTTCGCCACTCCTGACATGGCACTCTTTGCAGAGTTCCCAGCCGACTTCATTCCCTGTGACATTGTGTTTTTCACACTTGCCATAGCAGACTTCATGCTGCCGCTCAATGTCTTTTGCAGCTGTCCCCCGATTGCACCAGCAACCTGTCGGACCTGCCCCTCTATGTCGGACTGTATCTCGAGATCTAAGCTGATCTTCCCTACGCTGTCGCTCACCTATACCCCTCCTTTCTGCATAAAAAAAATACCCGCAATAAGCTGCGGGTACTAACTAAACATCTGTGCGATAAGCTGCTGTACTTCTTTTACGGATTCTTCTTTTTCCTCTTCTGTCATCTCCTTCACCGGGTCGTGCTCTGTCCGCCATTGATCTCGGATGGAGCGCTGCTCCGGAGTGAAATGCTCGAGGATGTCGGGATCCTCTTCTGCCCTGATTTGAACGATACTCCCGAGAGGAGTATTCGGCATAATCCCATTTAGCAGCCGGCTAAACTCCGCCCAGGACATGTCGTTATCCCCGGTCATTGTCTCTAAGCGTATCCCATACTGCTTTGCGAAAGAAGCCTCAATGAGGTCCCAATCCTCGTACAGATCGTACCAGCTACTTTTTACCCTTTTTCCTGGGCGTCTGGCTTTGTTCTTCCACCTCCTCGAGGGTTAAATTCGCAAGACTGGCCATAATGACCTTTGAGATGTCTACATAGACTGGCTCAGGAAAATCCTGTTCCATGAGGTAGTCAGACGCTTCTTTCCCCAGGGCGGTCGTAATCATCTTGTCTAACTGTTCAAATTCCCCAAGATCCTTATCCTTAGAGATCGCATCCAGCATGATTGCCACACTTCGGCTGTTGTTGATCGTAAATTCGTGATCTTCGTCAATCACGACGGTCGGCTTCTTTCCGCCGTTTAAAATTCTTTCTGCAAGGTTATACTGTCTTCCCATTGTCAATCTCCTTATTTTTCTAGTGTTGCTTGTGATGATGGTGCTGGTGTGTATTCCGGTTTTCCATCGACGTTCATGTCAAATTCGAGCGGCGCGACGTTCGTGGAGTCCCCTCCAAGCGTCTTTACGTCCAGAACACAGTTGTACTCGAGTTTAGATCCGTCCGGGAAACTAATGTCCGCTTTTGTGGAGCAGTCCAACCCGTCTTTCCAAGTAGTGTTGTATACGTAGTCATTCCCCTTATCCCCAACAGACCTTTTGCCTTTCAGGGAGATGGATGCCTTCTTTCCTGTCATCAGTGCTCGTGCCCATCCCGCGGTGGTCATCGGGGTCCATTCTTCCACATTACCTTCCACTGACAGCTCAAAGGTTTCCATGTCAGCCACGGGGGCCATATCTTCCTCGGCGCTGTTCACCCCTTTTGTCCCGATTCGGAACACGATACCGTAGACAGGGAAAACTCCGAGTGATACTTTATTTTCCATATTTTCACTTTCCTTTCCTGTAATAAATTACAAAGTTGATTACATATTCATAAATTCCTTTATCGTCCGTTCCAATGCCGACCGGTTCCGCGGTCCGCATATCGAACTTGATAACATCTTTTCTGCCGATTGTCCCGGCCTGACCAAAGAGACAATCGTAAATCTCCTGGGCCTTTACTTCCGCGGCTGTCACATTTTTGCCCCAGTGGACAAACACGGAAACCGCCTTGGTGGCGTAGGATGCCTGATCTACCCCGCCAAGAGGCAGCACAGGCGCAACCCCGTCCGTGGGGTACACCGTGATACTCTTTTCTGCGGTATCCGATCGTTTTCCTGCGTACCAGTTCGGGCAGTCGACCTTCTCTTCTAAAAAATCCAGAACGTCTATTAGTGTCATTTGATTAGCCCTCCTCCGAACTGTTTTAAAAATTTCCCATACGTGTCTTTTACAAAACTGTTCTTCTCTCCGTCGATGTAGGCCTGCATCCATAAGCCCTGAGCATTTACGTTTTTATCCGTCCGGAAGTTAAATTCCGGATGCCAGTAGAGTCTACGGGCATAAGGGGTATCAAAAATGATGTAAGCCACCATGTCCTCGATCAGTGTATATCCGCTATCCTCTAGGGCCCCCGTATCCTTCGGAACAACCCCCGATGTCTTTATATCCGCAAGTACAGCCTCTACCGTTGCATCGAAGGCCTTTTTCTTTGCACTCTCCAGCTGCTTGATCGCCCCCGGGTAGATCGTGACCCTCACTTTCACGCTCATTATATCAGCCTCAGTTCCGTATAGTTTACAGTTCCGTTGGGGTTTCGAGCCTTGTTTCCCTGAAAGATCGTCCGATCCACACCGCAAACGGTAGCCATTCCGCCACTAAGGGTAGGAAGCTCCGGGGCGATGTCTCCAGGGAAAAGTGCAATCCCTGTCAGCTGCACTTGTTTTCCATCGGGCGTGAATACCGTTTTTGCGGTGTCCTGATAGTTGCAATGAAGGTCCGCCTGGAAGGCTGGAATCGGTTCCCCCTCTCGAGACAAGTCTTCGGAGTCGATCCGGATATGGATCGGTACCTTGCACAAACGTTTTGGCACTAAACATGGGTACTGCATAAGATCACCTCGCTAACCGGCAGCATAAGCCTGTCTGAGACAGCAAAGCGTACACATCTCGCTTCATAGCAATGCCTTTCTCAACAAAGACATTCCAAGAACTGCCGAACTGCGCCGATACGCTGTTAATGCTGTAACTAGAGAGAACCGTGTTGATCTCGTCTGCATTTTCGATCTCAAAATCTGCTTGCTGACAGACAACCTCCTGGATCACATCTCGCTGAAACTCTGTAAGACTGGAAAAACCCTGCCCTACAATCCGGTTGTAAGTCAGGGAGTCTACGTGCCTACTGGCCTGCCGGAGCGCCTTTTCCAGGTCCTGCTCCGGCACAATGCTGCCTTTATATACGCTTGTATAATAATCCGCGGTTACATAAGGTTCGTAGGCCATCTACTCACCCTCCCCTGCCTGGGCCTCCTGGATTTTCTTCACAACGCCTACAAGGGTGTTGGATCGGCCTAAGTCGATCTCGTGTTCCTTTGCATACGTTTTTAGGATCTGAATAGCTCCGTCTGAATCCTGCCCGGATTCAAGCCTGGCAAGTTCGTCTTGGAGTCTTCCAATCTCCTCTACTGCTTTCGCATGATCCCCGTATGGTACGGTTTTTCCCTTACCGTAGGCAACTATTTCCCCAGAATCATTCTTGATGTCGTAACCGGAATCCTGATAAAACTTCTGCTGACTCTGCTCAATCGTGTATTCCTTGTTTCCTTTTACTGCTTTCATGCAATTCCCTCCTTATGCTCCTGCGGCCTCGGCGTTAATTATGCAGCCTTCGACTTTCTTCTCCAACAAGAAAAGGTCGCCGTAATTGCGGTTCTGATACAAATACCCGTCTGCGGTCCTGGAATCTGTACCCGGAGTAAACAGCTTAATATAGCTGTACTTGTCGCGGCATACAACACAAGTCGGGTGGATTAAGATGAAGTTGATCTGTTTTGCATCCTCCGCAGCTACACACCCCTCGGTAAAGTTGTACTTTGTTTTCATGCGGGCTGCTGGGACCATCTTGATCGTTACATCATCTAGAGAGTGTACATTGCGATTAATTGTAGACGGGGTAGTCACAGCCATAACTCTCTGGATTCCCTCTGCTTCTTTTACAATCTTCTTCATAGTTGGGGTCACGTAGAGTATACGCCCCTCCTCCGGTACTCCGGCCTCATCCATGTAGGACATTTCCGTGTCAAAAGCCTCAAGGAAGTTTGTAGCTGTAATAGTTTCGTTGTTGATTCTTCCTGAAAAGGTGCTGAGCTCACTGTACAACTTAGAAAACCGGTAGGAATCCTTTTCTGGGATTGCCTGCTCTGTCTCGAACGTATTCTGAATGTTTGCTACGGAGAGAGTTAAGTTTGTCTCGTCAATGTCCATTGGATCTACCCAGAACTCAATGTCCCTATCATGCGCCAATGCCTTTGGCTCGTAATCGTTGCTCATCGTACCGGCGTTAAATCCCGGAGTCCTTGTATGGTCTTTATAGCCGGATACCGTCATCCTCGGGAGCTTGATTGTTTTCGCATTGATAAACTTTACCCCAGGGTTACTTTTCGTAAGCTCGTCAGAGCATAGCTCCTTCGCATATTTCTGCTGCAAAAGATTTGTAAACGCCTCTGCGTATTCATAAACTGCCATAACTATGTGTTACCTGCCTTTCTATAATCCGAACGCTGCTTTTAATGCATCGTTGCTGTTCGTTGTCTGTTTGCTGCCTCCGCTGGCCCCAACCTGGACAAATCCGTTTTGATCTGCCGGCGCCGGTTTTAGCGCAGGAACATCCTCCATCACTTTTTCGAGTGCTGCTTTCACTGCATCTTCTTTGATCTCCCCCTCGGTTCCTACCGCCTGGCTAAAGTCTGCGAGCTTAAGCACGTAAGGGATTGTCTTTGCATCCAGTCCCAGCTCTACTGCTGCAAGTGTAGCCTTACTCTCCACCTGCGCTCTCTGGGCCATCTGCGTGGCTTGGGTTGCCTGGGTCTGCAAGCCCTCCACATCCGGCTGCTGGGCTTTCTGCTGGGCCTTGAAAGCCTCAATAGCTTGGCCCATTTCCTCTTTGCTGAGCCCCTGCTGTTTAAAGTATCCTCTCAAAACAGACTCGGCCGTGGCAGACTGCTTTCCGGAAACAATCTCCGCTAGTTTCTCATAGTCAAAATCGACGGTCTGCGGCGCTGTTTGAGCCGTAGTTGTCTGCCCCGGGTCGGCTGCTGGCGGTTCCCCTCCGGGTTCGGCAAAAAATTGTATATTCATTGGAAGTGTGTTCTTCATATTTGCTCCTTTCACAGTTGAATGGTGTCTCCATATCACAGTTTTGCGGGTGTCTCCCATAACAGTTGTTAACCCGGTGTCTCCGGGTAGTTTAGGGTCTTCGGACACAAAAATAAGACGCCTAACCCCGCGCCCTACTTACGTCCGCCTTTCTTTCCGCCTTTTCTGCATCCCATAGTCTCACCTCCTTCTTTCTCGTATGTCTTTTCAAAAATATCTGGTTTGCACGGGTACAATTCCCCGTTTACTCCCCGGATGATGTAATCCCCTACTTGCGCTCGCATCTGCCCCTCAAGTGTCATAACGGTACACCCGTAGATCCGGGCAGCTCCGTCCACGATACTCCGGTCGATGAATACCTTTTCTTCGTTTACAGCTTTGGTGAACCAATCCGGAGCCACCATGTCTACATAGCGCGTGAGCTGAAAAGCATCGACAACAACGGGTTTCTTTCTGTATCTCATATAGAACCTCCTGTTTTTGGACATAAAAAGACCACCGGCCAAAACTTGACTGGTGGTCCTAGTCTCTATGATGCGGGCATTCTCTGCATATCCGCCTATATTCGGGGTGGTCCGCAGCTCCTTCTGGCGCTGTCCACTCTGGTGCTCCGTCCTCCACAACCATGTGGATGTCAAAGCACTCCCCTGCCGCTATTTCTCGCCCTAGCAGTGGGCACTTAATGATCTCACTCATACTTTCTTAGCACCTCCAATATATTGACCACATCCCCTGAGAAGTCTTCCGGCTTATATGCAGTACGGATTAGATTATGTTCCAGATCCACATAGGCTACTCCTTGATCGGAGTAGTAACGCTCATACTGTCCTTTCCACACGGTCACGGACCCGCGCGCGGTACGGATAAACTCTTTCGCCTCAGCCTCGGATACCCCATGCTGCCGCTGGGCATTGATATGGGCATCATCGAAGGCTAGGCTCTCTACGTCTAGCTGTTTCGGCGTCGTGTGGATCTCTCCTTTCACTCCGACTTTCCGAAGTTCTGCTTTTATTATACTACTTCTCAACTCGGAATCCGATACCCCGCTTGAAATTTCCCTGGATTTTTCCCTGGAGTAGTTCCGCCTCAGCTCTGGGTGCTTTGTAAGATGGCCTCGCATCTCCTGTTGTGCATCCCTGATCTTTTGCTGAGCGTAGGCCCGATTCTTTGCATCTACGGTCCCCTCCGCAATCCTTTTCAATTTCTTGATCCGGCGCTCGATCGCTCTCTGCTTCTGCTCTGCTTCGTAGGTCTCCTGGGCTTTCTCCTCGTCCGGGATCTCCGGGATCGGTGTAATCCCCGGGAAATAAGTAGCGATTGTATGCCGGCAGTTTGGATGTAGCAGCCCTGCTTCGATTGCTTCGGACAATAGCGGGTACCCAAGCCGGGACGCCTCTTCTTTCGTGCCGCTGCTAAAAACATCATCGACCAAGACCTTTCCCTGCCAAGGAGCACAGAGAGGACAGGTATTCGCATGGGCAGACACCACAACCGTGTGGATCCCGAGTTCATCTCGCTTCTTCCCCTCTCCGAGCAGCGTGGCCCGGTGAGACGCAGTACGCAGCGCCATCTCTGCATAGCTCGCAATGTTCACCCGGTGCCCATTCTTATACTCGATACAGTCGATCCCTTTTTTAAGGAACTGCTTCGTCGCCTCGTCGATTGCCTGATCCAGCGTTTTTCCGCCCGCAGCAAGCTTGATCTGCTCGGAGTAGACGGTTTGCCTATACACATCATCCATGCGACGTAGGACTGCGGCCTCCGCCTTCTCAAGGTCGTTTTGTACCGCCTCCTGCATGGCTCTGATCTTTTTATCATTGACCCCGAAAAAGGCTGTTTCCTGGGTAGCCGGGATGTCCAGGCTTTTCTCTATAGGTCCTTCCGGGAACCGTACCCCCGGCGGCTTCTTTTTAAAAAGCCGCTTGATTCGGGACCATGCCCGGGTAAATAAGTTTTGCCCGTCCTGGTAGCTTTCCCTGATCGCCCGGTTTATCGTCTTGCGTACTTCGGGTCTGGCCTTTCCTACAATTTCCCGGTTTTCTTTCTGGTACCTGCGAAGATTCCGGAGCTTTGCTCTTTGCCACATCTCCCAGCGAAATCCCTCTTTTTTCTCCTCTGTTTCGTGCCGGGATAGGTTCCGCCGCAAGCTCCTGACCAGCTCAAGCTCCATCTCCTCGAAGATCCTCCGCAGGTTATACCCCTCGTCTGGTTTCTGCTCTGGCATCGCTATTCACCCTTCTTCTTTTGCTTGCCCTTCGGAGGAGTAGGCTCTGGTCCCTTCCCTGCTCCGGGCTCCTTAAGTTCCTCTCTTTCGGGGTCCCCCGGTTCCTCCGTACTCTCTGGCTCTTCCAGGCTTTGCTGAAAACCATCCAAACCTGCAACGCTTGGCTCGTCTGTAACTTCAATCCCAACTTCCTGCTTGAGCCGAAGCACCTCTTTCTCTTTCCACTCTGGGTCTTTCTTATCGCCGTAGAGCTCTTCCACCTGAGCCTCGATGCTCATGATCGGAGATCCAGGCCTTGCTTTAGCAAGGGTTTCGATAAGACTCTCGAATGACGGGTTCGCGTATTCCCCGAATGGGATGTCGACCTTTACCTCCTCCACGGACTTTCCGTTCAGGAGATTAAAGGCGTTAATGCAAGCAGCAACGACATCCGGAAGAGTCTCCTGGAGTGCCTCCACGATTGCCTGCCGGGTGTAGAGAGTTGCCTTCTCCTTCTCCCTCTGCGCCTCAGCATTGTCAAGCTTTTTCACGTCGATCCCCAGGGTGCTCGGAGAAATAAGCCCCTGGAGGCACTGGTCTAACGCGGTACAGTAGCTTGCCAAATAGCTGTCATGCGGAATGTCTGGCTGTTCCGTGGAGATCTCGTTCTTTGCCCCCTCTGACATGTCATTTGCACCCTGAATGAATCGGTTGTCGAAAGGGTTTGGCTTCATAAATTCCCCCGTATGGGGATCTCTCGGTATATAGGATTCTGGGATATAGGTTCTTGCCCGGCCGGCTCTTAGGGCATCCATCCATTGTGACCATGCCTCGTCGAAGGCATCGAAGCAGTCTAACTTCCCATCGAAGATGCTGCCGCCCCGCCCCTCGAACTTGGTATTCTCATAGATCTGGAGAGGGACTGCAAGGATTGTAGTCGGGTCAAATGCCCAGTCCTTAAGATCTTTTGTGAGGTCGATCGCATTGAGCGGAACTGCCTGATTACCACGGTATAGCTCATTTTTGATATAGCCATATCCGTAGCACTCGTATAAAATATACTGCTGGTGTTCGCACTCGTAAGGGGTCTTAAACACAACCTCTTTGATCCGATCTCTATGATACACATACTCCACGCGGTCTCCCGGGTACCACTCCAGAATCGGATACGGGCTGATCCCGGTATCGACGGTGATCTTGTAGGCCCCATCCCCAATGTAGAGGACCTCTTTGAGGCTCTTCTCGAACTTCTTTCGGAACTTGTTCTCCTTCTCGATCTCCTTCCAGAGCTGATCCTGCTGCGGACTCTCGAACAAAAAGTCGTTCATATCCGCCACCACGATGCTGTTTAAAATCCGAACGATCATCCCCGGAAGTCCGGTGTGGATCTTCCGAATCTCCATTCCCGGTGTGGATCGGCAGGCCCAGAATTTAAACCGGTCCGCATACTCCGGATTCTGCTGGTACATCTGCTCCAGCTCATTTCCATCCCCGCGGTACCAGATCCGATTCCTAATCGCAGAGAGCTCAAAGTCCATGACCTCGTTGATCTGGATGCCGTAAGGGTTGCTCGGGGTGATGTTTAGCCAGCTCCGGAGCCCACGCCGGATGCTGTCCCCCATTTTTTGAATAAATCCCACTTTTCAGCCTCCTTACCTTTTGTTTTTCCAGTCCTTCAATATCGCCAATGCTGTTAGCAATGTAATACAGATAAATCCCAGCCTGGCGAGCTGGAATATCCACATAAGCACCAATTTAACTACTTCCATGTTTAGCCCTCCTTAGCTGGGAGCTCCATAGCTCCTAAGTATATGCTCGTTCTTTGTACCGTCCACACACCCTGCTCAAACTGGATATGCAGCTCGGTGATATTGTCCCTGATTGCTTCTCCGTTGATCTTACAAACCCCTTTTGTGACATCAATCTCGATGCTTTCTAGCCTATCTGTCATGCTTCTCCCTCCTCATACCCGATCATGCCTCGATATGGTATCCAGGCGTACTGATTTGCATTGATGGTGTGATCGTTGCGATCCTCCGGTTTGTCTTTGTCTTCATCCCAGGAGTATCTATCCAGCTCGGACAGATGCTCTGTGCAAGTGTCTACAACCAGGTAGCATCCCTGCTGGATCCACCCCACCTGGAGGTTAATTCGGTCCAGGATCTCCACTTTCTTGTAGCTGTCCACAAAGGAGTACATGCTACCGTGCAACCGTTTGCACTTCCGAAGTTCTGTTTGTGTTGCCTGGTCTGCGTTGTCTACGAACACATTTCTCGCGAAGCCCCACTCTGCCCGGCAGCGTTCTAAAAATTCGATGAACTTGACTGCTGTATCCGACGGGGCAAGCGGCTCCTGGAGCTTTGCGTTGTTGTAGACCTTCTCTGCCAGGGTAACCAACTTCCGATCCATTGTGATGCCCTGGAAGATCATGGCAATGGTGTCCGGAGACTTTGTGGAATAAGCGGTGTCCAGGCCCGCTGTAAACTTCTTAAACTGGAGCTTTCCTTCTGTGATCTGCTGCTTTACCCAGGCAGCAGGTACAGCGTGCTCCTTGCGATCGAAATTCGGGAATACCAGGCCTGTTGCTTTGCCCCGCAGTCCCTGGATTTTATTCTTGTACAGCTTTGTACCTGGCGGTGCAGATCTTATCTTTTTTTCTATCATCTCTGGAGTAAGACTTAGGTTGTCTTGAAATGTAAAAAACCAATACCTCCATCGTGGTACTGGTTTCTCTTTCAGTTCTGCCATAATTTCATGCGGAACATCACCTTTATATTTTTTATATGGACGGGATCTATTGATAAACTCCTTATAAACAGAGAGGTTCGGATCATCCGGGTTTAGTGTTGCCATCATGTAATCATTCCTGGTAGAAATCTCTCTGACAAAATCTATATTTGCCGTGTTGATTTCGTCGATATAGACACAACCAAACTGTGACCCCAGGACATTCTCCCACTTATCTTTATTGTCATACCCCAGCACATAAATGAGTTTCCCTTCAAATTTTATGTGCGGCAGTTTATTATTCTTGTCACCATTCCCGTAATAGCAAGCATCTTTGTGAATATTTAATATTCCATTGTCTGAATGAATGATATTCTTTTCCGCAGTACCTGTTGATCTGGAAGCAATAATATGAAGTTTCTTGCTACTACGGCTGACCATGTTCATGAACTTTACACCTGCGCCGACCGTTGTTTTCCCAGAGGCAGTTGTTCCTTCTAAGAAGTCTGCATCTACCCCGTCTACTGTGTTTATAAAATCAATATACTTTTGTGATAACGGAAAACTATTCTTCAAGCCCTTCACCGCCTAATTGAGAAATAATATCTGATAGTTTTTCTGATTTAATTTCCCCTGAATGTTCTATCTGCTGTTTATCTCTCCATTGATCCGGTTTCCGGTTCTTTAACCAGAAGATCTGCGCCGTGACATCTGGCACGACCTGCTTTGTAACTCTCTTGATTTCTTTGCCATACTCTGTCGTTATTTCATCATATTCATATCCTAAAGCCCTTTTTAAGAGAGCGTTTTCCACCTGACGGTCCACGACCTCTTTCCCCTTTTTTAAGGCCTCTGAAATCTCCGGGTATTGCTTTTTCCATTCATAGAGTGTAGATGCTGCTATCCCAATGTTTTGGGCTATCTGTTCATCTACTAATCCGTCTCTGGCCCAGCCCTCCAGCTTTAGCAAGCCTTCCGGCTCAATCCAATCTATATATTTCCCTTTGGCCATTCGGCTCACCTCCTTCTACAATGGATAACGGAGAATGAAGGGATCGAACCTCCGCACCGTTCCCGGTGTACTGATTAGCAATCAGTTGCATTTCCTCTCTGCCAATTCTCCATACGGGCGTATGCCCGTGACACTATGTTTATCGCGCCTGCCTTGGCACTACCGTGTTCTTCGAATAATTGTGTTTGTATAGGACAGAACACAGAAGACCCATTACAGTTATAAAGTTTTGCCCCTTGAAAAACACCTGTGCGTACGAAACGATGACGCACGTTCCTTAATTACTCCAGAGCCATTCTTTGTTATATCTTCCACGTAAATACAACTTTTTTGCGACCCGCATCGTGGATTTTTATTGGGCCGCCGTCTAGGTGTAAAAAGCGGATGTCCCGGAATCGAACCGGGATGAAGGGAGCGACCCTTCCGTCTGCCATTGACATAACATCCACACAAAAATACCCCGATACCTTATAGATACCGGAGCAATGTAAATAATTAGAGGTTTCAATACGCCTTGCGTTTTGGTTTATCCTGTTTAGCTTGGTTGCCACAGCGGCGCCGCCGTGACATCCAGCTAACAAAATGAACGATTGACCTATTCGTTCTATAATAACTATATCATTTATTTACCGGACGGTGTCGGACACTTTTCAACTTTTTCTAAAAATCTGCTATGTTTTTTTCTGCAGCTTTCCTCCGTGTATATTCTTTTTGGAAACATCCGGTTCATGGTAAGTGCTACCTTGGGCCACGTCAGTTCGTCTATGTAGTATAGGCGAAAAATAATCCGTAACTCGCTGGATGTAATAGAATTTATATAGTCCTCCACCTGGCACACAAGCTCTAACAGCTCCCCTTCCATTTTCGCTGCTTTTTCTTTCCTGGCTTTGATCTGCAACGCCTTTCTGCGCAATGCTGGCGCTGGCAATCCTTCTACAACAAAGTGTTGTGTGCCGCCCAGGCCCCCGGTGACGGTATCTTTTACAGTTCCCTCTTCTTCCATTTTGTATAATTCCCTCTCTAGCTGCTCTATTCTCCGGTGAAGGTCTTTTATTTCTTCTTTCATATCGCTGTACTGGATAAGTATATTTTTACTGATCGTCACCCTGTTCCTCCCCGTAGTGATATAACATCTCAAGCTCATTTTTATCTGCCGTAATGACAATCAGCAGAGAAAGCAGAGCAATGATATTTACTCCTGGTATAAACAGAAAAAGCAAAAGCTTGATTCTGCTTGCCGCCCAGTTTAATCTGCCCGTTTTCTTTGTCTTGATCCCGCCGACCTTTCTTTTAATCTTCTTGCGGAACATGCAATAGATTCCGATTTCTGCCGCCAAAAGCAGCGTTGAAAATGCTATATGAAAATTAATTAACCACATCTTTATTCCTCCCTTTCTACCAGCAAAATATACAGTACCCATCCATAAGTCCATATTCCGGGCAGTTTCTTAAAATATAGCTGATACGCTCTACAAATACCTTACCTGTGTATCCTACATCCGGGTGCCATTCCCGCAATGCAAACATATCTCCAACTTTACATCCCCTGTCGTCTTTCCGCACTTCAAATTTTTTTATTCCGGATGCTACATCATTAAAATGCTTTGGCAAAGTTTTAAATTCATGATCTACGAAATCCTTGTATCTATACATGTTCCTCTCCCCTCCACAAATCTCCTTTTTATCCACTAATATCATATAGATTATAAGAACATACGTTTTATAATATTAAATAGAAAGGAGTTGTTTAATATGCCGTTTACAAATAACAGGATTGAATATGAAGAACCTTTTACCCCTCCAGGCACGCCGATCTCTGTGATAGCAAGCTTCAACAGAGACGGCGGTGTAAAGCCACTTTACTTTCGTTACGATACGCCCACACAGACAATGAACGTAAAAATTGAAGATGTAAAGGTTGTAAATCCTCTACCCCTTGTCGCTTCTGACTTCTCCTGCACTGTCTCCGTTGGAGACAGACAGAATACTGTTGTCTTACGATACATGAAGCGGGAAGAGCGGTGGTTTCTTCTGCCTCCTTCATAAAATCTCAGTTTATTGGTCTTCCACAATACGGGAAATACCGTGTGTTTTTCCACTCCGCATACGGTGAACCGCACACATTATGCTTCCTGGTTCACACACAAATACACAGGCATTTCTAGCTGGGCATCTGTTGCATTTTTCCACTTTTACAATCATCTTCATTTTTCCTCCCTAAATCCTAACTTAGCGATGTTAATATTTTTTCAACACAAAATTTAGGAATATAAACAACGCCGTTTTCTTCGTTGGTGTTTAAATAATATTTTAAATCAGAAATAATCTGTGGTATTTTTTCCAAGGTATCAATGGCCTCTTCGATAGCTTTTGTTTGGGTATTTGGTGACCATGTACTGCCTTGCTCTGGCATTCCCATATACCTTTCTGCATATTTCAGATTTTCTATTACTTTGTTTTTCTCCATTTTATTATTCTCCTTTCACTGTAAAATTTCTGTTTGTGCTTTAAACTAAAAGAAAATGATCTAACGTCTAAATTTAATTTTTAATGACGAGTAATCGCCGCTTGATATGCTGCCGTTATACACTAATCTTACAATATGCCGTATCTGCTAAAGCACAATCTTCGCATCCTTTATAAAATATACAGTTTATTGGTCTTCCGCAATGCGGACAATATCGTATATGCGCTTCTTGTATTTCGTCACCGTGTGTTTTTCCACTCCGCATACGATTACTCATGCATAAAAGGCTTCCTGGTTCACATGCAATTATGCATGCATTTCTAGCTGGGCATTTGCTACATTTTTCCACGTTTACAGCCATCTTTCTTCCTCCTTAAATCTTAAATTAAACAATTTCTCTTGCCGCCGATCTAAACATCATGAGCAGCATTTCTGATACAGGTCTCTTTCTGTTTTGTCTTACTGCTTTTTTTACAGATTTTAGATCATACCAATCGCCTCGATAATTTTTTTGTCCAGGCACATATACACCTACTCGATGCGGTATTTCATTTTTCACCTGCTCATAAACGTCTTCTGTCATAATGTAGTAGTTAAAATCTCCAATGAAGTTGTGTCCATTCTTTGACCGAAAATCTTCTACTGATGATTTGACTTCATAGCAATAGAAGTCCCCCTTTTCAATACCGGATATAGTATTGTTCACAGGCTTAAAACGCATAAAATCCACCCTTATTGCATTGCTGGTTCCATAGTCAAATGTGACTTCTGCCGCCCAATAAATTCTAGGATCATTGCGTTGATTTATATGCCTTCTAA